CAGAGTAAGCTTGATCAAATGGATTTCTTACAAATGAAAAATACAAAACATCATCATGAGTTAAAGAATGTTTTTCTAGAACACATTTCATCGTCTGCTTAGCTTTCTCGAACTCAGTCTTATGAAACCATTCCTGCATTTTCTCAATTACGCGTTCTGGTGAAAGTGGCACTAATCCGTCGAAAAGATGGTGGTCGCTGGCGTAAATAAACATTTCGCTAGGCGAGGGAACATCCATTTTCCATTCTGGAGACATACCTTTAAGCTTTTCTCGAGCAGTGCTGTGACCCGTTTTAGGTAACCCCACTAAGCAAGCGACGGTCTTTTCCTCGTGACCTTTTTTTAAGAGACCTTTTTCGGAGGGTCTACATTGTACTCGCATCTCACCTTTTGAGTTTTTATACAAAAAGAACCTTAAGTTAAGACTTAAGGTAGTTTTGTTAATGTTGTTAATGAAGTCTATCATCTATTAATCTCTAGAGTGGTTATCTGCTGGTTCACACCGCATAAATCATTCGCGTAATGTTGGACCATGTCCCATAAGGTATAAGGCCCCATCGTGCCTTGGTGCATGTGCGAAGCTAATCCGGGAATAGGGCTGAAGCAAAGAGCTTTATCTCCAAAAATTTTAGAAAATTCACCATCTTGAGCTCCATCGCTAGATTTTTTAAAGACGTCCGCGAACTTCATAAAATTCTTTTTGTGAACCAAAAAAGTGAAAGTACTGGAGCAGACCTCCCTGAAGTGACAATCTCTGGAAAGGAGCACGAAAGACTTTTTCATCAACCTACTGTATTGATCTGGGTAGTCGCTAGGGTGCACGAAAAAGGGAGTTTCATGGTCCTTGTAAGTATCCATGAAAAAACTTATCTTATCATAAAAACTATCAAACACATGTATATAGTCATCTTCGCAAAAATAGATCAAATCCTCATCCTCGAAAGATTCCGCCAACTCGAAAGATTTCATTATGCTGCCGTCATTTCCCAGACCGTTATACTCATGCAAGGTCGAATTAGGCTCCAAAGACTTAAAAAACTCCTTTATCTCATCTGAGAGGCCATCTCCAATTATATGAAGTTCATAAGGATGTCCTTTGAGCGATAGGTGCAATGTCCGAAAGCAAGTTTCAATAACTTCTCTCTTCGATAAACCCCACGGGCGAGGCAAGCCGTTAACGCTATCTTTACTATCGCAAGCTCTGAGTATTACTTTCATTTTATTTTATTTTATTTAAAAAAATCTAAATGCCTTCTCTCCATAGTCTTGAATCTAACCGGACGCATAAGCCCTTCCCGAACATAGGGATTAATAAAATTAGCGTCTCTAAATTCGTCTTCATAGTCGCCAATAAATACCACGCTCGGTATCCTCTTCACGGCAGCCATGGATTTTATCGAGCTATCTATCGCGATAATCTTTTTACACATTAAGACATGAGCTAAACTATCCCATATATAATCATAGTCAACATACTTTATGTTTTTTGGTTCGCCCAGTTCTTCTCTGTACGGCTTTAGCTCCTCTTTAGTGCCAAAGATGAAGTAGTTTTTCGTATTCTCCAGCCCCTCTTTCAAGAGCCAAGGTGGGATAATCTTAAGAGGTTCGCCGAGCTTATCCCAGAAATCGTTGGAAAATCTACTACCAACGGGATGAATCCCAATGATCTCATCAAAATAAAAGTCCTCCGTGTTTGAGCGAGCTAGCGCGTAGCTCGACTCAGGAAGGGAAAGGATTTTCTGAAAGTGAGCTCTTTCGACTTGTTCGCTTTGACCAAGATAGAATCCGTGATCGCTTAACTCTTCAACCTTATCAAAGGGGTGGAAATTGCATTTTATCCCAAGACCACTAAAAAAAGACTCCGACGCCTTAAAGTGGGAAAAAACATTAAGTTCTTCGCCCTCTCGTACAGAGTCAACGCTCTGAAGAAAATCTCCGATTCCTCCTATTACATGTCTCACAGAAAGATTATACTTTCTTCCAAGACTTTATGCAACCTAATGGTATAGCTAATCCGTCAGCAGTTTTGTCACCATCTTCATACCCGCTAGAAGCTATTAGTAGATAAGGGACATCTTCACTCTCTGAGATAACCTCCAAAACTCTCCCCACGGACCAAGCCACCGCTGGCTTCCATTGAGACGTTTCTTCTTGGACAAACCCGACTATGTCCACCCAGTATATCTCCACTACGTCATCGCTGACTGGCGGATGCTTACGACTAGCCTTACTTACTCCCTTTCTCATACATATATATACACTTTTTCCACAAATAGAGCTTAGCGGACTAGCTTTCTGACTCTAGGAGCTCTTTTAACTGCTTTAAATGGAAGGTCGTGAAGCTTTCTCCGATCTTGTCTTGGAATTTAATTTCTGGATTAACTTTGTCCAGCTTATCTTTTCTTTGGGATTCTTCCAGTATTTGGCTCACTAATCTTAGGGCTGTTGAGAGGTTTTTCATTTTATTTTTGTACATTATCCCTGAGGGTAAAGCTCGACGCTATCCCCTTTGGGTCAATCTTTTTTACAACTAATAGGGTTGTGCATCTAGAAAGCTCGTGAGACACGAACCTATCTGTGAGTTTACTTTTTTTTAACTGTACAGCGTAGTCAAGAAAATTGTCAAACGCTCTCCCCCAAGGGACCCAATGACTTGACACGTTTTCCTCAAAGACTCGCTTGAGCTCTTCGACCTCAGATTTCATACATATTTATACACCTATCAAGTGTATATATATCCGATGGTTTTGTTAATTGTGGACAAATTATCCTGCAAGGAGGGGCTGTTCTTCAGGCATTTAACGATGCTCTGCAAAATCGATTTAAACATGGATATTGTAGTGGAAAGCCCCAAGAAAGACATTGATTCATATTTTAAGATGCTGAAGGCGAAGGGCTGGGGAGACTTCGTGGATGAATTTGTAGAGCCCGAGTGGAGGATAGAGGGAATAAGAGTCGACAGGGAATTGAGTTACCCATTGACGGTAAAAACTAAATCCATAGACTGCTCTAACTGTTTAACCTTAGCTGGTCAAATAAAAAATTTGCACCAAATAAACTCTAAATTATAATCTCGCACCACACCGAAAGAGATTCAATCAAGCCCTCGTCCTTAAGGTATTTTACAAGTATTAGAGCTCCTTCGTCAGTCAGTTCTTGAAGGGGGTCATATATGACGACTTTACCGTCAACGCACTGAAAGTCTTCCCCTAGCTCTTCCTCGTCCTCAGCGCTAACGTCTTCATATACGTGGATAAGGAATCCTTGTACCTCCAGTTCCTTCATGTATATAAATACACCTAAAAAGAGCTAAAAGATTATTAGATAATCATCTTAGAAGCTAATTGAAGTCACGTTAACTATGTGCATCTATTTTTTTGTATGTTTTTCCATGAAGAATTCTATTTCCTCTGGGGAATAAAATTTTCGAAGAACTTCGTCGCCGTACAGCAATTCTATGTCTTCGGCGTCAAATTTTAATAAATCAGGATTGTCTTTGATGATTTCGTAACACTCGAACACTTTATCTGCACCGGAATATCTACTCCAATTCTTTTTCGATTTTGCATTGTTTTGGTGAGTCGAGGCATAGTTATAGCCGATAGATTTAAGTAATAATTCTCGATTTTGAATTTCCTCAAAGCGCGTAAATAAAAATTTTATATCTTCCGTTTCTTTATAAAAGAACTTTTTTTCCAAACTAAATTCATTAAGGAAATTTATATTGAAACGTTCTGATGCGAGTATAGAAAGAGGGAGTTTTTTCGACTTTATGAAATCTTCGGAAAGACTTGCTAAGGGGAGGGTTATTAAGCCTCTTGAGCGAATTGTGAGTTTGATATAGTCTCTGATTGTGTCGTGTAATTTTTCAGGGCTTATCTCTTCTCCTCGCCTCCAATCGCAAAGGGTACACTCGCAACCCGTTTCGGAGTGGTGGTGGTTTTTTAGATGTTGCAACGCTTCGGAAAAGGTTCGAGACATAGGCTCTCTTATCGTCTCCGCGACAAGAGGTTTGTAGCCATCACGCTTAGCAATGTACGCAATTACATCATAGATGTTTAAATTGGCGTTGGTAATCTTTTCGTGAAGTTTTTCATTACGACGAAAAGCATCATAAGTGTCATGAAAGTGAGCGGTGTTACAATCAGGGAAACCGCGTCGGAAAGATGTCGAACCACTTTTGCCAAGTCCTACATAAAATACATCGATTTCTGGGCGATCTTTTTTTCTAAGTACGTGTGCCGTATCGCTTTCGATCCATTGAGCAGCAAGCTCTAGTGGGTTAGCTTGATTATTCGTCACAAGGCTCGCTTGAGGGTTGTTTCGTCGGCTGTTTCTTGTTTTCGTGACAACCGCAACCTCCGCCACAGCAACCTTCTTCTTTTTCTTCGAGCTCTCCTGAGGAGTCTTGAGCGTTAGCTAGACTAGGGTTAAGAAGCAGTAGCAATTTATAATCATGAAGTTCTTCGCCGTCCCAAGAATCAATTCCCCCTTTGGTGTAGTCGGTAACAGATTTTTTAGCCTCCCACATTTTACACGACCAGTACCTAGCCTTAGTTTTAGGGCCAGAATTATCACAATTGTGTCTTGCGCGAAAGTTTTTACGGCGATTTGGGTCGTCCCTCTTTATCTCCATATTTGGATCGCCGAAGTTAACCTTCACAACGTTGCCCTTCTCGTTCTTCACGTAAACAGAAAACTTCTTCGGCCCCTTTGGGGTCCTAAAGGGCTTATTTAAAGTTTTCGCCTCAATAATCTCCTCAAGGAGTTTTAAGTCCGCTAAGACGTTTTGGTTGTAGAGCCTTGTATCCATTTACTGGTATAGTTTCGTCCTTTACTTTTTTTTCTTCTCGCCCTTCTTGTCGTCCTTCTTGTCACCTTTCTTGTTACCCTTCTTGTCGTCCTTCTTGTCGTCCTTCTTGTCACCCTTCTTCTTCTTGTTTAGCACCAGTTTTTCGAGCCACGGTGGAAGCTTCTTTTTGGAGATTGAAACCTCGTCTTTCTTGTCAAGCTTTTCGTCTTTTTTAAGATCGTGTACCATGACGCTTTTCTTTTCAGAGGGTTTCCCTTTTTTTAGTTTCTTGATTTTATCCTCGTCATCTTTAATCGCGTCTTTTTCATGTTCGCCCTTCTCTTTCTTGGAGTCTCGTTTGAGTTCTTTCTTGTCGGTTTTATCCCATTCTTTCTTCGTTTCCTCGGCAGACTTAGATTCCTCTCTCCATTTTTTAGGCAATGAGTTTTCGCATCCTAAGCTTTTAGCTCTACGGGTTAATTTACCCTTGAATTCTTCGAACGTCATCTCTCCCGTATACCTCCCCCAAGAACTAACAGCGTCAACTACGTCTTGGCACGACATAACGGGAAAAGACCTCCTCTTAGGGTCTAGAAAATCACTATCCTTAAGAGAGCTCCGCTTTTCGCCCCCAAAGCGTTTCTGAGCTGTCGCATCATTGTGACAATCGCAATCACAAGAGGAGCTTGAACAGGTGTCGTGTTCGCACTCCTTAAGGTAAGCGGAGGATATCTCTTCGGAGAAATCAATTTCAAATTCGAATCTTTTCTTTCTTATGTTCATAATTAACCTTTGCATTCACACGAGCATGAATCTCTATAATCGCAGACTTTGGGGTTATTACAACACCCCAATTCACAAGAGCAACTAGGGCAAGAGTCCACCCCGTCCTTGCAGCCTAAAAGCAAACAAACCGAAACTAAGAGGATCAATTTAATCATTTCGCCTCATCTCCTTTAAGATTATAACCTTAGGGTATGTTACTCTAAGCATATAAGGGAAGAGTTTTTTAGCTGCGACCTTTTCGGCGTCAGCCTCCTCCCTTTCCTTCGGGCTATTTTCTATTGACATTTTCTTCAATTCTCCATCGGTAGGCATTTTAACCTTCGAGTCCAAGGCCCACATGATCTTATTCTCCTCGCAATACTCTTTCATCCTTCTCACTGGGACGATTAGATTAAACCCTTCTCCCGCCCCACGAACGAGCATGCCTATATATTCCGCGTCATCCTTCCTGTAAACTCCCCCACCCGAAGAGCCCGGAAAAGCGGTGCATGTGGTTTGATCGAAAACGTGCTTATTTAGGCTCTTAATTATTCTTCCGTGTTGAGAATAAATTCCGTCCGTCATGCTGTTAGCTCCCATTTGACCCAAAAGAGAACCAACGTGAAGAAGGTCCGCTCCAAGGGCGGGAATGTCCTCTTTAAGGTGGAAAGTAACCGTGTCTTTCACGAAGTTGAATTTTCTGATCCTTAAGAGAGCTAAGTCATGACCGTCATCAGCATCAGAGTACTTTAACACCTCCGCGTCCATTTGCAGCCTACCCACCGTACGACCATTTTGACGAATCTCCTTAACTACCATTGGGTCTTTAAACTCAATGATAGTTTTTGGGCTACCATCTACGACGACCTTCCTTTCTTTCCTTAGGTTGTCTATCACATGCCCTGCTGTCCATACAAAGTTAACCAAGTTTCCCTTGGGGTCTTTTCGGGTAAAGACCACCCCTGAGCCTTCTCCGTTCGAAAATTCGCCTTCGGACCTAATGGTGACCGATACGTTCTGCAAATGTTCCGCTGTGGAATTCTTTTTTTCCTCCGAGAAGACGGACGGCGATGTTAGAATAAGCGTAAGTGCTAACGCTGTTATCTGTAGAATTTTCATAGTTTTCCTTTGTATAAAATACACTTGTTCCAGAATTGCTATGTATTTTTTTTCTTTTTTTTAAATGATTCAGAAGGCTTCTTGCTGTGAAGAATCGAATGACAATTAGCGCAAAGGACTATGCATTTTTTCACTTCCTCTAAGACGGTCTCCTCCTTGTACCCCATAGAAATCAACACGGATACGCATTTTTTTTTATTTTGGGGGTTTACGTGGTGAAACAATAGGGCTCTTGGGTCGCTAAATCCGCATTTTTTACATTTTTTTTTCTTTTGTAGAGACGCCAATCTCTGTCTGATTTCAGCTTTCCGGCGACCTCTCGCTACGTTGCTGCAATTAATACATATTGAGCGGACGCATCTCGGCTTAGAAGAGTGGCGACTTTGGCCATAAATAAAGAAAGTTAAAGAACGGTTTCTCCCGCAGTCAGAACATTTTTTTCTTTTCGGGTTAGCTTTAGGTTTTCTCCCCATGTAACAGGTATACACATTTTACAGTCTATGAGGCTCGGCAAATCGAAAGATTCCTAATTCTCGAAGAAGGGATTAACGAGGTAGGGCGGTGGGGAAGGCGGGACTTGAACCCGCAAGACTTTTAAGGGTCGTCAGATTTTAAGTCTGATGTGTTTACCAATTTCACCACTTCCCCGTTCGGTATGTAAACCGTGGTGCTCCAAACGGGCCTTGAACCCGTAACCTCGCGCTTATAAGGCACGTGCTCTAGCCAGTTGAGCTACTGGAGCGTTTGGTGGGCGAGGCGGGACTCGAACCCACAACCCTCTGCTTAGAAGGCAGATGCTCTATCCAATTGAGCTACTCACCCTCAAAGTGGAGCGAGTGATCGGCTTCGAACCGACGACCTTCTGCTTGGCAAGCAGATGCTCTACCAATTGAGCTACACTCGCTTATTTTTTCTTAGAAGAGACAGAGCGAAGGTCATACATACTCGCTTTCTCTTCCCTTCGTCCTCTGCCGAAAGGTTTGACTATGAAATATTCTTCATCAACCACTCTGGTGACAGTCCCTCGCCAAGGGAGAACATCCGTTAGGTGCGCTGGACCACTTACCCAAACAGGTAGGCCAAGCATGGATTTATTTGCGTCTATGACTTCCGCTCTAGTAGATTTGAGTCGAATGCTCTCTAGTTCTTCCTGCTTATTCATAAGGTATCTCCTTTTCTATCTCATTTTTGGAATTAACACAACAGAAAACTATCTTTTCTGCCATGCAAATTTTCTTAATTTTTTTCATTATGTGCTCTGGAACCTCACTAACGTAGTTGTCGTAGGTTCGAATTGACTCTTCGTAAAGCTCTCCTACCGTGTTGCAACAGCTAGAAGACATACTCTTGGAGAGGGTGTTTAGTTTCGTAAAAATCTCCTCCTCTCTTATCTCTGGATGGGATAGCTGCTCCTTGAGAATATTAAGAAAGTGGTGATGGCCTTTTATTTTAAAAATCATTGATCTTCTTTAATGTGCATTCTTGAGCTTTGTTAACGTAAAGAAGAAAACTAACGACAAGCTGTATGAAAAAATGAAGTCGACGAAACCGCAACCCATTAAAAGCGTTGACAAGTTGGCCCATGTAGCAAAGCATATTGGGCACGAAATTATTTTAACAAAGAGAGAGTCGGGACTCTCCGTTAATAAGAACGCTGGGTAGCCCAAAAGCGAGCCTTCTCGCCGGGATTCCATGTACTTGAACACCAAAAGCGCATGAGTCCCTAGGTGAAAATAATCTAAATACTCTACCACCGCATTGGTGTTGAACCAAATATTTAGCACTAGCGAGATAGTTAATGCCTGAATTATAAAATCAGTTTCCATTTTCTCCCAAACAATCGCCTAAGTTGACTGGTCTTTTATTGGATATAGACTGCTCCTGAGCAGTGTCAGTACTGCCGAACCCGCCTTCCCCCCTTTCGGTGTCATCAAGGTCTTCCGTTACGTACCATTCGGCCCCCCAGTAACGCTCTATAATAAGCTGGGCAATTTTAGACTTAGCCTTTAGTTCTACCCGAGAATCCGATAAGTTTACAAGAATTACGCCAATTTCGCCCCTATAGCTTGGGTCTATTACTCCAGCCATGACGTCGATCCCCTTCTTAAGGGCTAGACCACTCCTAGGAGCTATCCTGCCGTAATACCCCTCGGGGATAGCCATTCTTACCCCCGTCTTCACCAGCCTCCTCTCAAGAGGGTTTAGGCGACAATCACCCAAGCTAAACAAATCGTGACCAGCGTCAGAGCTATGAGCCCTCTCGGGTAGCGTAGCTTCTGGGTTTATGTTTGATATGGGTATAATTAGGCTTCGGTCGCTATTTTCCATATTTTTTTAAAGAAATGTTGTAAAAGTTAAAAATTTCCTTCGCTTTAGTATCTAGCTCATACTCCTCTTTGTAAACGACTTTCTTCACTCCGTAGGAAGCAATCATGGTCGCGCAGTAGGAGCAAGGGAGAAGTGTTACCGCTAATAAATCGACCATCCCCTTAGTACACATAGATAAACAGTTCGCCTCCGCGTGAATCATGTACTTACGGCGAGAATCTCGGTCTTCCCAAAATTCAGAAGAAACGTCTTTTCCTGAAGCTAGCCCGTTATATCCTAACGCTAACACCATGCGGTTTCCGTTTAAGGCACAAGCTCCGACTTTTATGTATGGGTCTTCACTCCTAAGAGAAGCCGTTGCAGCTAAGTTGAGAGCGTATTCTTCCCAAGGTATTTTCATTTAATTTAATGATAAAGCTTCATGAACTTCTCGTAGACGTAGGGATGTTCTTCTCTGAAAGAAAAGTGTTCAACCTCATCGAAGGGGCCAGCAAAGCACGACCATGCTTGCCTCAGCACGTACCCACCTTTGCGGTGCGGGGTTAATATCCTATTCTGTTTAGCTGCGACTTGCTCGAGGTCTCTTATGGGGTAGTGCTGAGTCCACGCTGGTTGATCTTTGGGGTCTGGCGGACAGTGATGAGCCCCTCCGTAGGGTGAGCATTTTCCGGCTTCAACTGGACGATAGGGTCTGTTTCCGAGAGCATCAACTGAATTCGGCGTAATCCTGTGCACTGAACAGGGAAAGGGCGGGTGAAGTTCTATTCTTTTGTATTTTTCATTATTCACCACGCATTTCGTTATGTAAGTTTTCTTATATTTATCCAAGAACTCAATAAAGATTCGACTCTTCTGGGCCACGCGGTGACCTTGACAAAAAAACTTTCGATGCTTTAGCTCGACCCCTTCATGCTCCTCCATTGTTCTTAAATAGTCTGAAAACGTTTTCTCTTTCGTAAAAAGGAATTCGTCAGAATCCGTATAGGACACCCATTTACTCTTACCGCGAAGAGCCCCTAACTCATTGATCATCTTTCTCTGAACGCTGCTCTGGTGATCCCTCTCTTTTTTCTCTGGGACAAACACACGAGAGCTTGTTAGCGTAAGGTGCTTCTCCTCCATAAGAGATTTTATGTCTATTGAGCTAAAATCATCCACTAAATAAAAGTGCTCTACGCCAGTAGCAAGGTGGTACTTGTACCATTGTAGGAGCTCGTGCTCCCTGTCGAACTTAACACAGGAGCATATGCTCAAGTAGTGCATTTTTAAGCAGACTTCGAACTAACGCGGTAGATGTTTATGGGTCTCCCGATTGCTGGGTTTTCTTTGCGGATTAAGTTCACGGAACCGTATTCTACCGCTTGATTAATCTTACTGTGTGCGCTTGCTCGCGACATGCGTCCCGAGTTCAGTTTCAGAAATTCTTGAGCGGTGAAGTCGCCTTCTGGCCATGTTACCTGAATAGGCTTGCGTCCTCGTTTATTTTTTTCTGATAATTCTGTATCTATCATTCTTCTAATATATCCAATTCATGGGGCAATGTCAAGCTCGGTGATCTTGTTTGACTTTACCGGAAAGCTGAACCATGCTTCTAGATGACAGTTTGCGAGGCGACTGAGGAACTTTTAAAATACTACAAAGAAAACGACGTGTTCGTTTTGGGGAGGGACCTGTCAACGGTTTTACTTATTTCTGAAGACGAAAACGCTGAGTTGGCAGCGGTTCAGGCAGCGTTAAAGGACCTAGAAGACCATAAGGTAATTTCATCTCAAAAAGTTGGAGGGACTGAATATTTTGTTTTAAATAAATCGCTTCAGTCCATGTCTCAAGACTTAGAGCTAGATTTAGACACGGCTAATTTAGTGGCGGGAAGTATAAATCAATTCTGCGCTAAAACCGAAACCTTCGAAAGTGAAGCTAACCCGTTGAGCTTAACCGTTAAGGATTTGAGGAACTTAGCGTTCATGGCCACTTTCCTTCTTGACTCAGATAAAAAAACGAGTGATGATTTGGATCAACTTTGAGTTAAGCTCGCTGAGAGAAAACAGTAGAGTTTCCCTGAGATATCTGAAGTAAAGTAGGAGTGGAGGCTGGTCTACCTCTGAATCAAGGGATGACCGATTATAAACTGCATATAATCAAAAAAACACTTGGTTAATTACCAAGGTTTGCCCCATCGTTAGCGAAAGCTAGGTGGCTTAACGTAAGAGGAGTTTTCTGTGGTACGGTTTCTCCCGCCGAAAGGTAGTTAGGCTCAGTTCTAAACTGATTTGCAGCGTGTAGTGGAATGACCCATCCATGTTAAAAACACTGGGCTAAGTAGAAAAAGCAGCACACGCTTTGCAACACTTCCCCTCTTAAACAGGGGGGGTGTTGTATTCTTCTAGAAGAAAAATTATCACACGAACCTTGACCTACGAGCAAGTAAAGCGCAGTATGACGCTCATGGAATTAGACGTTCTTAACGATTCGGAATCACCTGAGCTACCGCCAGAGGCCTTTAAGGACGTACACCTTTACATAGCTACTCCGTGCTACGGCGGAAACATGATGCAAGAGTACGTCATGTCTTTACTTGGAAGCGTTTTCCTGCTGCATAAACATAGCATTAGGTGCGAAATCAGGTTCATCGGAGGTGAGAGCTTAATTACTAGGGGAAGGAATCATTTGTGCTCCTTCTTTATGGCCAGTGATGCGACTCACCTACTTTTTATAGACGGAGACATTGAGTGGAAACCAGAAGATATACTTAGGTTGATCTCCTGCAACAAGGGCGTATCAGTTGGCGCTTATCCATTGAAGATGTTGCCCCAAGAAAAAGACGGCGGTAAACAAAGATACGTAGTCAACCCAGCGAAGGGAGCGAAACCCTCAATTATTTCTGAACGCCAAACTGTATACCCAGTACTAAATTCAGGAACAGGGTTTATGTGCATAAACAGAAAAGTGATAAAAAAACTTCAGGAGGCTCACCCTGACTTACATTACACTACAGATATAGACCGTGGGTTACTAAACAGTAAGTCTGCGTCCGTAGATACTATAAGTAAGTGCAGGGAAAACCTTTACAGCTTATTCGACACATCTCACAATATAGAAGATAACAACCACTACCTGTCCGAAGACTATACGTTCTGCAAAAGATGGTCTGATATCGGTGGAAATATTTGGCTAGACCCAGAGATAAGCTTGACTCACCACGGAAGACTAGGGTTCCGCCCAGACACGACAGAACTCAAAAAAATGTGCGACGCCCTTTCTGGTGTCGATTTTTAAAAATGAAAATTAATAAAGGCACAATTATTGGACTAGCAGGAGTGGCGGGAGCGGGGAAGGACTTGCTCTTCAAAGCTATTAAATCAAATCCAGCATTCGGCACGGTTGAAAAAGTGTCCCTCGCTCAAGAACTGAAAGCTAATATAGCGCCAGCTATTAAAAACTATTACGGAGTAGACGTCTTTAATTGTTCCAGAGAAGAGAAGAACCTAGTTAGGCCGATGATGGTTGCCCACGGGACGATAATGCGTAAAAAAACAAACGGCAAACACTGGACAGAAAGAGCCTCTTCAGTTATAGACGATCTGAAGAGTAAGGTCCACGACTCAACCACCATCTGCGTAACCGACATAAGATACGACGAATACGAAGGCGACGAGGTCCAGTGGCTAACCCAAAGCCTAGGTGGCTATTTAATACATTTAAGCAAATTCGATTATGAAGGCGACGATATTATAACTCACGCCCCCGCTAATCTAGACGAGAAGAATAATGACCCGAAACTAAGAGCTAAAAGTGACCTAGAAATAAGGTGGCAAACCGCTCCAGACGAAGCATCTAAGGAACTAATGCTTAAAAAGATATCTAAACGCATAAGCGAATGGCTAGTCATGAGGGCTGAATTCAACCGAGGAGCCCACCGAAAAAGTCGAATTAATTATTTTTCAGAAAAACATGCTTGACACTACTGCAAAAAAAATCGACTATACGTAATCGCGACTACGACAAAAGCGCGAAACCCTATAAAACTATGAGTGAAACAAAACAAGAAACCAAGCCTAAGGGCGAATGGGCAAAACGAGAGAAAGGTGCGTTCTGGCGTCGCCAATCGAAAGATGGCCAACAGACCTATCTATCTGGACACATTACGATTCAAGACGAATTCGGCATGGAACAGAGAGTCAAGGTGGTTATGTTCTCCAACAAGGACAAAAGCGACCCCAACTCCGAAAGATACAACGAAAAGGCCCCAGACTACAAAATGTATCTGTCTAAAGACCCTGACGAAGCGTCTGATTCTAACTCGCAACCCAGCGAGCCCAAAGCAGAAGCTGTAGCGGTCGTAGAAAACGAGGAAGTTTTGTAAACTACTCTATGAACTTCTGTTTTAACGCGCCTCTTAATAGTGTGTCCTTTGGCCAAGTAGCCACGCACCTATTAAGGGGTTTTTTTCGCGATAGCGTATTTCCCTCTATCTTACCGATAGGAGGGCGAGTCGACCTCTCCTCTCAACCAGTAGACGAAAAATTCAAGGCCTCCTTGGAGTCTGGAATTAAAGAGTTCTTATCCTCTCACAGCAGAAATAAACCATGCTTGAAACTGTGGCATCTCAACGGGGCGATGGAGTCGCCCAGTAAAACCACCAATCTTCTCACTTTCCACGAGCTAGACGACCTTACGAACGTAGAGAAGAACGTATGCAAAAGCGTAGACCAAATCTTCGTCACCTCTGAATTCTCGAAAAATGTATTAAGCTCCCACGATATACACTCAATCAAAGTCCCATTAGCATTTGATAAATTTAATTTCTTTAAATTAAATAAAAAATATTACTCAGACGACAGGATAGTATTCAATCTGTGCGGTAAGTTTGAGAAGCGCAAACACCACAAGAAGACCATCCAAGCTTGGATTAAAAAATTCGGAAACAACAAAAGATTTAACCTACAATGCGCTTTGTACAATAACTTTATATCCGAAGATCAAAACAAGGCTCTCTTCAGAGAGGCAGTCGGGGCTGAGCCACCTTGGAATGTTCAATTTGTAAACTTTTTACCCCAAAACAAAACCTATAACGACTTCTTGAACTCTGGAGATATTGTATTGGGGATGTCTGGAGGAGAGGGGTGGGGATTACCTGAATTTCACTCCCTCGGAATAGGAAAACACGCAGTCATACTTGACGCTCACGCTTATCAAGATTGGGCAGACGAAGAGAATTCCGTGTTAGTAAAGTCTTCTGGAAAAGAAGAGGTCTATGATGGCATGTTTTTCAGTAAAGGACAAGATTGGAACCAAGGTAATATATTTACTTGGGAGGAGGAGGAATTCATCTTCGCCTGTGAGAAGGCTATAGCTAGGGTAGAAGAATCTAAAACTAACGAAGCTGGATTAAGGATGGCGAAAAAGTTCACCATAGACAACACTATACAAACCATTAAAGAGAATCTAGCTCCCTAAGATGCCCCTCTATATCTTTCAGCACCCCGAGACCAAGGAAACTAAAGAAGTCCTTCAGTCCATGAAGCACGATCACACCTACGTAGACGAAAAAGGTACGGAATGGAGCCGAGTATGGGTTAACCCTAACGCCTCAATAGATACCAAAATAGACCCTTGGTCTTCCAAGGATTTCGTAGCTAAAACTAAAAACAAAGGAGGCACTATTGGTGATCTGTGGGATAAATCCAAGGAACTATCCCGAAAAAGAGCTCAAGAAAACGGAGGAGTGGACCCAGTAAAAGTTAAGTCCGATAAGGACTACAGCAAAGAAAGAAAGGGTATGAAACGCCCCTCATCTTGCTGATAAGGCCACACGGCGTCGTAGGGCAGACCTTGGCTCTAACGAAAACGGCAGAACCTTTCTCGATAGCCGTTTTATCGCTTCGCCTAAGACGGAAAAAAAGATCAAGTTTTTCAATTTTCTGATTCCCAAATTCTCAGAAAAAACGTAGAGTAATTAACTACGCACCTCAACGATATGAATCTGCAAAACTTTAACGTAAAAAAGAGAAACGGAAGGCTCGAGAAGCTGGACATAAACAAAATTAACCTCTGCGTGGAAAGGGCGGTGGGAGGCATAGAAAACGTATCGGCGAGCGAAATAATACTAGACGCACACGTCCAGCTTTTTGACAAAATCACCACTAAGGAAATCGACAAAGCCTTAATAATGTCGGCTCGCGAAAAGATAGAGAAGGAACCGAATTACTCATACGCAGCGTCTCGACTACTCCTAGCGACACTACATAAAGAAGTCTTTAAAGAAAGCCGAGACAGAGACGGGTTTGACCACCAGTATAGGTTATCCTTCACTAAGAACATCAAAAGACTGGTAGACCATGAAATCCTAGATAAACGACTTCTTGAATTCGACCTCACTAAACTCTCAGAGAAAATTAACCCTTCCAGAGACCTAAGGTTCAAGTACCTTGGGCTTCAAATAGTGAAAGACAGATACCTCCACAGGATTGACGACCACATAACGGAAACTCCTCAAGCTTTCTGGATGAGAGTTGCGATGGGGCTCTCCATCGACGAAAAGGATAAAAATGAAAAGGCTATTGAATTTTATAACGCGCTTTCTGAGTTTCGCCTGTGTTGCTCTACTCCTACCCTTTTTAATAGCGGTAGTACTCATAGTCAGCTTTCCAGTTGTTATCTTAATACTTTTGACGATTCAATTGATGGAATTTTTGAGGGTCTGTGGCAAGAAGCTCGAAAATCTAAATTCGCGGGAGGATTAGGATTCGATGTTACCAACTTTCGAGCAGCCAACTCTTATGTGAAAGGAACTAACGGCAAATCTTCAGGACTAATTCCTTGGCTAAAAATTTACAACGACACTCTCATCGCCGTAGACCAAGGAGGGAAACGTCCGGGAGCGGGATGCGCCTACATAGAACCTTGGCACTTAGATATAGAGGACTTCCTCGAACTCAAAAAGAACACTGGCGATGAACGAAGAAGGTGTCATGATATGAATACCGCCAACTGGATACCTGACCTTTTCATACGCAGGATTCAAGAAGATGGAAGCTGGTACTTGTTTTCTCCTTCCGATACTAGAGACTTACACGAACTCCACGGCAAACTATTCGACGAAGCTTATGAAAAGCACTGCAAGCTTGCGGACGAAGGGCAATTAACCAACCACAAGATTGTCAGAGCTAAGGATTTATGGAAAAAAATGCTTCGCACCTTATTTGAAACAGGTCACCCTTGGATAACTTTTAAAGATAACGCGAATATGCGATATTCTAATTCTCACGAAGGGGTAGTTCACAGCTCTAATCTCTGCACGGAAATTTTCCTCCACACTAAACCGTCCCTGTTCGAAGACGGGGAAAAGTCAGAAGTAGGAGAGACAGCGGTCTGTAACCTAAGCTCCTTGAACCTTAAGCAGCACCTAGACGAGAAAGGCAAGCTCGATTTCAACCTACTGGAGAAAACCATAGCGACTCAGATGCGTATGCTTGATAACGTTATCGATATCAACTACTACCCGACCAAAGAAGCGTCTAAATCGAACTTAAAACATCGCCCAGTGGGCGCTGGGAGCATGGGGTGGGCTGACGTATTTTACTGTTACGGCGTCGACTTCTCTTCCGAAGACGCAGTTAAGTTTTCGGACGAACTTTATGAATTCATATCTTACCACTGCATCCTTAACTCAAGTAAACTTGCCGAAGAAAGAGGCTCTTACAAAACGTACGAAGGTTCCCTATGGAAGCAAGATACCCTACCCATAGACACGTACAAAAGCCTAATGGCTTACTTAGACCAAAAGCCAATAATTCACAGGGGGAAAAAGTTCTGCCCAGAGGTAGACTGGAAAAAAGTCCGCCATCACATATCCGAACACGGAATGAGGAACAGCAATACAATGGCTATCGCCCCCACGGCGACTATCTCCTATATCCAAGGCTGCTCCCCATGCATCGAACCAGATTTCTCTATGTATTTTGTTTACGAAAATAAAAGCGGAAACCTTAGCGTTGTAAACGAATGGTTCGTTAAGCGATGCAAAGAGAAAGGCTTGTGGAAGCCTGAATTGATAGAAGCCCTAAAGGCGGTGGACGGAGACGTCTCCTCCTTGAACCTACCGCCCGACATGCAGTTATTGTTTAAGACGGCCTTCGACCAAGACCAATTTAAGTTAATTGACGCTGCTGCTGCTAGGCAAAAATGGATTGACATGGGGCAATCCCTAAACCTCTTCAACAAGGAGACTTCGTTAAAATATTTGAACGACTTATACATACACGCTAGGAACAGAGGTCTAAAAAGTACTTACTACCTAAGAAACAAGAGTGCCAGCACAATAGAAAAGTCCGCAAGCCCAGCAACTCCCGATGATTCCGAAGCCACCCCCAAGGCATGTTCCGTTATAGACCCCACATGCGAAAGCTGTCAATAAAACAACTAGCAAAGACATTGAAAATGAGTAAAACAGGACTACTATTAGAAGAAAATACGACGGGAGTTAACCAAATCTTACCCCATAAGCACGAGTACGCATGGAGCCTATTTCTAAAAGGAGTAGCTAACAACTGGTCTCCCTCCGAAATCAACATGGGAGACGACATAAACCAATGGAAAGGGGGAGCGCTAACGGATGATGAGAAGCTGCTAGTCAAAAGGTGTCTTGGCTTTTTTGCCGGAAGCGAGTCTCTAGTTGGTAACAACTTGCTGCTTAATGTGGCAAAATGGATAACTGACGCTGAATGCGGTCAATACATAATGCGCCAAGCTTACGAGGAGTCCCTTCATAACTGGACTGTTGTTACGTGCTGTGAGTCTTACTCCCTCAAGGTGTCCGAGGTTTACGAAGCGTACTCGAACATTCCCACCATCAAAGCTAAAGATGATTTTTTGATGGAAATTAGCACGAACATAAACCGACAAGATTTCTCCACCAAAACCGTAGAGGGTAAAAAAGAATTCCTAAGAAGCCTTATAACTTACTACATAATCTGCGAGGGTACATTCTTCTTTAGCGGTTTTGCAATGCTACTCGCCTTGGGTAGGCAAAATAAACTTCCGGGACTGTCTGACCAAATTAGATATACGCTACGCGACGAAAGTCTACACATTAAGTTTGGAACATACTTGATAAACACCATAAAAGAACAGTACCCGAACTTATGGACGAAAAAATTCGAGGAAGAAACCGTAGAACACGTCAAGAAGGCTGTCGAACTTGAAATCTCTTACGCCCACGACGTCCTACCCAGAGGAATACTCGGATTAAACGCGGACATGTTCGTTGACTACATGAAATACATAGGTAATCGAAGACTCGAAGGGATAGGAGTAGATTTTCGCTTTGATAGCGACAACAACCCATTTCCTTGGCTTTCTGAGGTTGTCGATACAGGCGCAATGACTAACTTCTTCGAAAGACAAGTCAAGGATTACCAGAGTTCTGGAGTACTAGAAGACGACTTCTAATCCCTAAAGTGTTCACCACACCTGTCGCAAGCCCACACCGTAACGCAATCCCCGTTATCACCGCAGTCACACGACCTTGCTCTCTTGAATATTTTCTCCAGAGAAGAGATTCCGCTACACGACAGATAGTCCACCCTCTTCTTTCTCAGGGGGTTCTCTCTGGAGCCTTCTTCCCAACAATAAGGACATATCTTAGAGTGCATAAATTCCCTAAAAACGACGGAGCTCTAGAGTATTATTTTAAATAAAAAATAAACGAAAGCGGTATTAAGCCCCATGCTAGCCCCCAGCAAAGCGCTCAGGACCATTACCAAACTGTTATTTCGACCTCTCTTAGGGGTGCGACCAGAAGGGCTTGGTGTTTTTTTTTCAGGAAACTCTGATCCTGCGATTAGCCACCAACCGCCGTCCTTATCCTTTACAGCCCACTCAACGTCCTCCTTTCCCCACCACTTCTCGGAGTGGCTGGTAAATTCCACTAGTTTCTTGTTCTTTCTCATACATATAACTACACTATTTATTCCAGTAAAGTTATATTTAACATATGTTTAATCTACAAGTGCTTTCGTATTTTTAATCCCAGAACAAGCTTAGTAGGTGTATATATCTACACAGACATGGAAAATCAAAGCTTAATCAATATCGCCTTTTCTATTATATCTTTCGGAGCGGGGTGGGCTCTAAAGATACTTTTCTCTTACTTAAGTAAGATTAAAGACGACTGCTCTATGAATTCTCGTAGACAATCTGATGATTACCGCAAGTTAAACGAAAAAATCACCGACCTCGCCTTGAGCGTCCCTGAAAAATACGTGAGTAAAAACGACTTCAACCAACTAGTGAAAACAGTGCATCACAGGTTCGATAGGCTGGAGGAAAAAATTGACGAACTGAAGAAATAAGAGTACATTTCCCATTGCGGTATGGGAAAAAAGGTGTTGATTACAGGAGTTACGGGCCAAGACGGCGCAAATATGTGCGAGTTCCTAACCCGACTTAACGCAGGGATAGGGTATCACGACGAGGCCCCAAAAGAGCCCTACTCCATCTTCGGAATGGTCAGAAGGACCGCGAATCCCAACCTCAAGAATTGCGAGCTTTTCAAGCGCGATCCCAATTTTGAATTCGTAGAAGGAGACCTTACTGATTCAGTTAGCATTACTGGGCTAGTTAAACAAATCGAGCCAGATTTTTTCATAAATTTCGCTGCTAATTCCTTCGTAGGCGTAAGTTGGAAAATGCCCGAGCAAGTCTTCGATACAAACGCGATGGGAGTTCTGAGATGTTTGGAGGCCATCAAAGAGCACGCCCCAAAGTGTAAATTCTACAGCGCAGGAAGCAGCGAAGAGTTTGGGGACGTAGACTATGTCCCCCAAGACATAAAACACCCCGTAAAGCCCCGCAGCCCATACGGAGCAGCCAAGGCAGCAGCTAGACACCTAGTTAAGGTCTACAGGGAATCTTACGGACTATACGCCGTTCATGGGATACTCTTTAACCACGAAGGAACTAAAAGAGGAGAGGAGTTCGTCACTAGGAAGATAACGAAAGGCGTCGCTAGAATTTATAAAGCATTAAAGAATAAGGAAAAGTTTGACCCCATTGAGCTAGGTAACCTTTCCCCTAGGAGGGATTGGAGTGATAGCGAAGACTTCGTAGAGGGAGTGTGGATGATGCTCAACCAAGAATCACCTAAAGACTACGTTCTATCTAGCAACGAAACTTATTCCATAGAACAGTTTGTGGTTAAGGCTTTTTCTAAAGCTGGCATAAACGGCGAATGGTCCCACGTTGAAGAGTTAGTTGACGGTCACTACATTAAGATACCGCAACAGACTAAGTACATAGATAAGAATACAAAGGAAGCGTACGTGGCTATCAACGAAAAATTCTATAGACCGGCGGAAGTTAACTTATTATTGGGGGATTCCGGCCCAATACGGAAAGAGTTAGGATGGAAGCCGAAAAATAGCTTTGACAACCTTGTAGAAAAGATGGTAAAACATGATATCAATGAGGAAATGCAAAGGAAAAATTAAGCCGTCTTTACAAATACTTAAAAGATTCAAAAATCCACCCGCCATAAACACAGAAGCTCAGTTCTTGGTGTGGCTACTAATACAAGACCCCTACGCCCTCTTTAAGCTCCCTGCTGACCAAATAATTATAGAGCTAGGGATAGCTAAAAAATTGCTTAAAAAGTATCCAGAATTCGATTTCTGGCGCAGCGTAGATATGGGAGACTACTTTCCGAGCCTTAAGTTCATAATTAAAAAAGAATCAAAATGGAGTGAAGTCCTAAAAGAAAAATACGCCTCTTTTAAATCGTTTAATACCCTTGAAAAACCCAACAAAACTGATATACTTGATTACCCCAAATCAATTTCCAGTGAACTGGGAAACGCCTATAAATCAAAGGATAAATTCGACTTTCTATGAAAAAAAACGAAAAAAACGACTCTAGCTCCACCCTGAATCAAGTACAGAACTACTTAAAGCAGAATAAAGATTACCATTATAACTTCGAGCAAGAGCACGACTACACAGTGTCTAGTGGAAGCCTTCTGCTAGACGTAGAGATGGGAGGTGGCATAAAGCCGGGAGTTGTCAGGGCGACTGGAGTCACTGAGGGAGGAAAGACGTCTTGCGGTCTAGCTTTCGCTAGAAACTTCCAAGAGATGCCCAACGCTATGGTGATATACATAAAGTCAGAAGGAAGGCTTTCCGAAGACATGGTCAAGAGATCAGGAGTGCAGACTACGGACGACAAGTGGTTTATATTTAAAAGTAATGTGTACGAAACCGCAATCGACCTCATGAGAGAGCTCGTAAAAAACAACCCAGACGAGAAAAAATACATGTTTATTGTAGACTCAATGGACGCCTTAGTTCCGAAGGGAGACTTAAACAAGAGTTCTGACGACGCGCTTAAGGTGGCTGGGGGGTCGCTCCTTAGTTCCGACTTCCTTAGAAAAATGGCTCTAGGGCTAGCAACTAGAGGACATATTTGCTATATGATCTCCCAAGTTAGAAGTTCGGTAAGAATTAATCCGTACGAAAAGGGAGACCCCAAGGTGACAAACGCATCAGGAGGCAACGCAATTCTTCACTACAGCGATTGGATTCTGGAATTTCAACCCAGATGGACGAAAGACTCAATCATGTCTACCGACAAGAAAGAAAAACTAGGTCACCACTGCAAGGTTGTGTTCAGGAAAAGTCCAAATGAAAAAACAGGAGTAGAGGTTAAGTACCCAATTAGGTACGGAAGGGAAGACGGCAAGAGTATATGGGTAGAGTACGAGATAGTGGATATGCTTTTGTCTTGGACTCTTGCTGTCGCCAAGGGAGCATGGATTACCGTGTCTGACGACCTAATAAACGAGGTGAAGAAAGAGACGAAGAAAGAAATGCCCAAGCAGCACCACGGAGTGGATAGGTTCTATCAGTACTTCGAAGAGAATAAAGAGGTCTCCAAATACTTATACGAAAAGTTTAAGAACATACTTAAGGGCTCAAAATGAGGCTGCACACCTTAAACGGTAAGACTCCCATCTATAAAAACGTTAATAAATACTTAGTGAACTGGGAAGCTGGGTGCAGATCGAAATTTCAGAAAAACATTAAAGATTTTTTCTCTAAGTACTGGCTTAATCATGTGGTCTATGAAGAGTTTCCCGTTTACGGCACTCGGATGAAGGTGGACATCCTTAACGCTACCACAAAAATCGCCGTAGAAGTAAACGGGGAGCAACACGTAAAGTATAATCCCTTTTTTCACGGCAAATCCAGAGCAAATTTTCTCAAATCCATCAAAAGGGATGTGGATAAAAAAAGATGGCTAGATAGGAATGGATTTATTTTAATAGAAATTTACCCCGAAGACGTGCCCTTTATGAGTAAAGAATTTATAGAAAAAAACTTCGACATTACCCTGTGAGTGTATATATGAGCATGAAAAAGAAGAACTTCAAATTCCCTAAACAGCTCTTAAATCAAATATCCGAGTGCAGCAACGGCGGATATATACTCTTCAACTACGACGGTGAAGGGAAACCGGCCATACACTGCGGGTCCGACTCACACGCTCACGAACTGGGGCTTCAGTTTTTCATCGAGAACTACAATAAGGCGATAGAGGCATACAACATAGAAGCGACCCTTGCTGGAATGGAGCCCCCTGTTGGCCTAGATGACGACGACGACGACGACGAAAACGAAGGCTTGCGTTAATTCCAAAAATGTAGATAATGTGCATATGGGAACTCCTGAAGAGTACGAAGCTCACGATTTTGAACTGGAAAATAAAATAATTGGATGCTTGATTAAGAATCCAAATGAATTCTTTAAGTACTCGAGTCTAGAAGAGGGGCACTTCTTCGACCCGATGAACAGCAAAGTCTTTGGGATATTAAGGAACGAACTCTTAAACTTAAACGGCGCATCGTTTTCGATCCAAGCCTTTAAGGATAAGGTATTGAATCACAACATAAAATTCGTTCACGGAGTGGAGGCTTCTTGCTTTATCGACGACGCTGTTGAGTGGTCTATTGGAGCGTCAGAACTTCAAGCTTCGATATCTTCCTTGCTTCTGAAATATAAAGTACATTCCACCAAAGGAATCCTAGACAAGATGTACTCTTGGCTAAGCGGAAAAGCTAAAGGAGCTTCTCATAAAATCCTTAGCGAGCAAATAAGCAAACTAAACGGAAGCTTAATTAAAGCGTCTAGTTTCGCTTCGGACGAACACGACTTCGACACATTTGGAGACAGCGCGGACCTTCTCGAACACAGGCTAAATAACCCAATTGACGACGTAGGCTTCCGCTCCTCGCTTTCCATATACCACGCCATGTTTGGCAGCTTCAGGCCAAAAGATTTGCACATTTTTCATGCCAACCAAGGAGTAGGTAAGAGTAGCTTAATGATGCAGATAGCGATGGAGTTTGTGAGAAACACCGGACTCTCGTGCTTGTATCTCGACACTGAATTATCCTTTCACGACCAAATAGTTAGGACCACCATGGCTACCACGGGAATTCACCATGAAGACATCCAGTCTGGAAAATACTGCACTAACGAAGACAAAGAAAAAATAATCGCCCACATAGAATCTGTAAAAAAAGACGTTAAGCTAAAAAAGCTAGCCCATAAACTCTGTAAGCCTTTATCTATAAACCAAAAGGTAGACTTCATGAGGATGTGGAGGATGAAGCATACCGACATGTCTCAACCAGCTATGGTTATGTACGATTACTTAAACATTGGCGCGGAAAGAAACAGGAACGAAGGAACCCACCTTGACATGTCCGACCAAATAACCAAAATCATGACGGTTGCCAAGGAGTTAAATATTATCGTCCTAACCGCGATGCAGACGAATCGCTCTGGAGACATCAGGAACAGAAATAACAACTCCGGTGCTTCAGCCTCTATTGGCGGGTCTTTTAAGGCGTGTGAAGACGCTAATCATTCTATGTTTTTCGAGCCCAAAGGCCCAGAGGAAATTGCCGAAGACGAATGCATAACCCTCGACGCCGTGCAACAACTCATCGCTGAATTCCACCAAACAGGAGACGACTCATTGTTTCAATTCGGAACGCACAAGTTTCTTATTCATAAGGTTAGATGGCCGGGAAAACGCTGGCGTAGTCAAATGTATCAAGCTTCCAAGAGGAAATATAACGATACATATGAGTTGACGCCATTCTATATAAACATTTGCTTGGCGCGGGGTAAAGTAATAGAAAAAGGGACTCTGGAGGAAGTTATAGAATATCAACGAAATAACAATCCTAACTCTGACCAAAACAGCCCTAACGCTGGACCCGAAAACAACAACGCTCGCAACGACACTCAAGAAGATGGAAACCTCTTATAAAAGTCCAACGAAAGACCTAGACATTAACGACGTCCTTGTAAAACTTGGCTACGCAAACCTAATTCCTTCTGGTGGGTACTATAGGATGGACCCCGAATACAGAAAATCTAGCTCCAAAGGGGCTCTAAGCGTAAATGAAGCCAACGGCTCCTTTAATGACTGGGCGCGAGCAGGAGACCCAAGATACAAAGGAGACATAGCAAAGCTTGTATCCCTGCATCTAGGTTGCAGTAGGCGAAAGGCTCTTGAGTGGCTCGATATAAAGGAATTCAGCAACTCGAAACCTGATAAAATAGAAAAGACTCTGGAGCTCAAGAAGACGTTCAGACCGTCTGACGCTCGCGGTTTAATTAAAGACCACTCTTACTGGGAAGACAGGGGAGTAAGCTCGGAAACCCTCGCCAAGTTTAAGGGGGGCGTTGACGACGGGGTAGAAGGGGGTAAGCTTTACAATCGGTATGTTTTTCCTATTTTCGACACAAGCACCTCGAGAATACTTGGATTTACTGGCCGAGACTTAACTAACAGACATCCCTTAAAATGGAAAATTCTTGGAAAAAAAAGCGACTGGCTTTACCCATTTTTTTGCAATAAAAACCACATTAAAAAATTAAATCAAATCATCTTAGTGGAAAGTATAGGCGATATGCTGTCCTTATGGGAAAATGGCGTTATGAATACGATAGTCACCTTTGGTTTAAGTATCTCCTCTAGAATCAGAAGCTTATTGATTAACTCAGGGATGGATGATATATTTATATCCTTCAATAACGATAGTGATAAAAACGACGCAGGAAACATCGCAGCGCATAAAGCGAGAGAGGCCCTGCAAAGAGTTATTAGGCCTGACAAAATTAAAGTAGCCCTCCCCTTGTCGTCGAATGACTTTGGCGAAATGGAAAAAGGGGAAATAGAGGAATGGAGAAAAAACAATGAAATACATATTTGAGCCGAAAAGGGAATTATCCTTTTGTCGTTTCTACGGAGGCATTGCCTTTACCCCCGAGGAAGTGATTGATATAAAAAAAATGGGAGACAACATCCCACAAGACAACGCTGTGACTTTTGGTGGCGGAGATAATCCCGTAAGACAGGGTTCTACCGCATGGATTCCCCAATCAGAACAAAGTAAATGGATTTACGACAAGATACTAACCTTGGTTAACGCTGCGAATGATGAATTGTGGGACTTTGAGCTAACTGGATTCTTGGAGGACTTACAGTATACAACTTATAACGCAAACGGGGAGGAGAAAGGCGACCATTACGGTGCTCATCTTGATTTTGATGGGAACTGCTCTAGGAAAATAAGCATAGTAGTTCAGCTAACCGACCCCGAAGACTACGAAGGCGGAGAACTAGAGGTTTACACATGGGATAAACCGTTTGTTGGAGATAAAACGATGGGCTCCTGCGTCTTATTTCCGTCCTTCTTGCTCCATAAAGTTACTCCCGTCACGAAAGGAAAAAGAAACTCTTTAGTTTTATGGGTCTCCGGTCACCCTTTCAGATAAAAAATTATGCCAAAACCAACAGAACGCATTCTCTCGGCGTCGAGGATTAAAACATTAGATAGTTGCTCTTGGAAATACTGGGGGACCTATCACCTAGGGCTACCGAGGTCTAAAAACCCCGGAAGCTCAAGAGGTACTGTTTGCCATACCGTTCTAGAGATGCTTCTCAACCCTCGCCACAGAAAATATATCAAGAAACTTCTTAAATCTCCCAGCATACGCAGCGTGCCCTCAGTATTTAAGCTTGTAGAAAAAAACCTTAAGAAAGAAGGCTATTACTCAGAAGAGAACGCGGAAATGTGCGATGAAATGATTCTAGTCGCGCTTAACTGTGATTTCTTAGGGGGCAGAGGAGCAAAGATAACGGAGCCTGAGAAAAAGTTTTTGCTTAACAGCTCCGAGCCTAAATATAAAGTTTTGGGCTACATGGATAAGCCGGTAGCTTACAAAAAGGGCAAAAAATTAATTATAATTGATTATAAAACGAGCAAAGTAAAGTTTGTCCAACCTGAGGTAGACTACAACATACAAGCCTTAGTCTATTTGCTCGCAGCCAAAGAAGTGTGGCCGGACGTTAAAGAATGCAGTGTGGAATTTCAATTCTTGAGGTTCCCAGAAGACCCTAGCATAACAATCAAGGTCCCCGACGAAGAACTACAAGGCTTCGAACACTTCCTCGAGCATGTATTTAAATTAATTAATAATTATGACGAACACAAAGCAAAGTCTAACTTCGCTGCTCGTCAGCCCTTCCCCAAGAAAGGCGAAGGTTTTAAGGGACCACTCAATTGTGGATTTGCCAAACATCCGGGTCAGCTTAAAAAAGACGGAACCTTAATGTGGCATTGCGAGCATAAATTCGCATTCGACTACTACGTCTGCTTGGACGAAGAAGGGAAGCAGATAGGAAGTTCTCAGGACAAATCCGAACTACTTCGCCTTGATGGCAAAATAGAAAAAAAATCATATTCAGGATGCCCAGCACACCCTCAAGACTTCTCGCCACCCGACTCAAAGGTCCCGAAAATTAGAGATGATTTCGATTTTTAACTTGAAGGAAGAGCAGAAAATTATTAGAATCCTATTGTATGGACACAATACCTCTGTTTAAATCTCACTACAGCCTAGGCAAGTCCATATTAACCCTAAACGAAGCATCCACAGGCTCAGGTAACGGGCCCGACTCTATAATAGATATATGTATAGAGAACGGTCTTAAAGAATTATATCTAGTAGATGACAATATGAGTGGCTACCTTCAGGCCTACCACAACTGTTTGGAAAACAAAATAAAATTCATCTTTGGTTTACGCATGAATGTATGCTCGGACCTATTTCAGAAAGACGAAGAATCCCTTCAGGGGACCTCGAAAGTCGTTTTATTCGCGAGGAACAAAAATGGGTACAAAAAATTAATTAAAATTTACACCAAAGCCAGTCTCGACGGCTTTTATTATGCCCCCAGAACTGATTATAAGTCTATTCGAGAGCAGTATTCCCCTGACGACATAATAGTGGCGATTCCATTCTATGATTCATTCATTCATCAGAATACCCTGAACTGTAAATCCTGCACACCAGACCTCTCTTTTTGTGAACCGATTTTCCTCTCGGAAGATAACGACCTCCCCTTCAACTACCTAATAGACAGGGCTATGCAAAAATACAACAAGTCCAAAGACAACATATTAAAAGTTAAGAGCATATTTTATAAGAAAAAAGATGACTTTAAGTCTTACCTAGCGTTCAGATGTATTAACTCCCGAAGTTGCCTAGACAAACCGAACTTAGACCATATGAGCAGCAACGAATTTTGCATGGAGGCACTTCAACGATGACAGCCCCGCTTATAAGATTCGACAGGAAAAGCACGTACGTCTTTGTGGATTGTGAAACGCTCAACCTAGCGTTAAACTCTTGCCATAACCTTCCTTGGCAAATAGCTATGATAAAATGTCGCAGCGGAAAATCTGGAGCAGACTCAGAAACCCTCGATAGCAAAGATTTTTTGATAAAATGGGACACTAACTTAAAAATTAGCGACGACGCAGCCCGCATCACGCGATACTCTCAAGAAACAGTAGACAGAAAAGGTAAGTCTCCAGAAGAGATTTTCCCAACCGTTAAGGAATGGCTAGATGACGCAGATTACATAGTCGGACACAACGTGCTAGGATTTGATTTGTACCTGATAAAGGACCTATATAAGCGTTTCGGATTTTGCTACAAGCACCTAGTAAGTAAAGTCCTCGACACAAACGCGTTAGCTCGCGGAGTGAAAAGCAATTTTAAATATGACAGAAACTCGGACTTAATGGAGTATCAATACTGCATGAACAACCGGAGAATCAAGGGGATAAGAACTAACCTAAAGGCTCTCGGTCAAGAGTTCGGAATCGAACATGATTACGAAAATCTCCACAACGCTCTGATTGACTTAGAATTAAACATTAAGGTATGGGATAAGATTAAATACCAGATAGATATATGAAAAATTTTTCAGAACAATTTGAATCAATTGACCTCGAAATTCACGGCGTAAGACTTCCCCGCTTTGAGGTTCCGCAGGAATACGTAGAGAAGAGTCGACTGAAAGGAGACTTCAGCAACTACAACTTTCTTCGGTACGCCTGTCTGGAAAAATTTACCTCGCTAGACCTAGAAAAAGGAAGCCCAGCTTACGAAAAATATCGCGACAGAGTAAAGCACGAACTCAGTACGCTTAAAGAGCTTGGCTTTGTCGATTACATACTAATGGTATGGGACGTAATTCAGTTTTGCGATAAAGAAGACATTCCCGTTGGGCTAGGGAGGGGAAGTGCTGCTGGAAGCATAGTTCTGTTCTTGCTGGGAGTCACGAAAATAGACCCAGTAAAACATGGGCTTTTCTTTGAGAGGTTCGTCTCTAAAATACGCGCCAAGAAAAAGGTGGTAGATGGCATTACTTACTTAGACGGAGCGTTAATGTGCGACGTAGACATAGACATCTGCTTCCACAATCGCCATAAAGTGATTAAATACTTGGAAAAAAAATATCACGGTCGCACCTCTAAGATTCTTACCTTAAATACCTTCACTGGCAAGCTCTGCATAAAGGAGGCTGGCAAGACAGTGGGGGGCAAAACTGAAGCCGAAATGAACATGGTGTCCGCAATGATACCAAAAGTGTTCGGGCAAGTTAAGAGTCTAGAAGAAGCTTACGAAGAAGTTGCTGACTTCCGCACTTGGTGTGACGAAAACCAAGACGCCTACAAAGTGGCCCTTAAAATAAGTAAGCTCATAAAAAATAAAGGCGTTCACCCTTCCGCTATATCTGTTTCTTATGGGGAGATCGAAGAATCTTATCCCACAGAACTTACGTCAAAAAAAGACGGATTCGTGTCCTCTTACGATATGAACTGGGTTTCAATCTTCAACGTTAAGCTGGACATCCTAGGACTAAGGGCCGTCTCTGTGGTTGATGATGTATGCAAACAAGTGAATATAAAGGCTCACGAAATAGACTTCAATGATGAAATCATATACGAAAACCTACAATACTTGCGTACACCTCACGGACTATTTCAGATTGAAGCAGACACCAACTTTAGGGTTTGCCAGAAAGTCAGACCCAAAAACTTGGACGAATTAAGCGCGGTTCTAGCTCTGGCTCGACCCGGAGCACTAGCCTTTGTGGACCAATACGCAAACTATACGAATAACGGAGAAAAAGAATCCATAGAACCCTTCTTCGATGACATTTTGTCCTCAACGGGCGGAGTTTGCCTCTACCAAGAACAAATGATGCAGATGGCTCATAAGGTTGGATTCACCCTCGACGAAGCTGAAATTTTAAGACGAATAGTCGGTAAGAAAAAAGTTTCAGAGGTCAGGAAGTGGAAAAAGAAAATCAAAGATAAAGTCTCTGAAAACAAGCTCAATAAAGAGGTCGGAGAAGTGCTGTGGAGAGTCCTCGAAGACTCCGCAAACTACTCATTCAATAAGTCTCACTCAATTTCTTACGCAGCACTGGCTGCTGCCACGGTATATTTAAAATTCAAGCACCCAAAGGAGTTCTTTTTGGGTTTACTTAAAATGTCGAGGCATGAACCTGACCCAATTTCTGAAATCTCAAAGATACATAAAGAGATGGACTTTTTCGGCATAAAAATGCTACCCCCTCATTTAATTAAATCCAAAATAGACTTCAGTGTCGAAGGCGATGATATCAGATTTGGACTGCTATCCATCAAGGGCATTTCCGATAAATCTCTAGAAAAACTTATGAACTTCAAGGGGGAATATACAAATAAATTTCAAATATTCGAAGCAGCTAATCATTGCGAAATACCCATAGGGATATTAAGCGCACTTATCCAAGCTGGAGCCCTAGAGGGATTCAAGCAAAGCAGGACAAAGGTCGCTTACGAAGCTCAAGTATGGAACATCTTAACTCAGAGAGAGAAGACCTTAGTCCTTGGGCTGGGGGAAAAGCTCGACTTTGACCTAGTGAAAATAATTACCCGATTATCCGAAACCATGACAACCTCCAAAACGGGGAAAGAGCCCAAGCCCATTATAAAAGAAAGCAGAATGGGAACCATAAAAAAGAAAGCTCAAGGGTATAAGGAAATCTATTCTCAGAACAGAAAATCTGAAAGCTTCGCTAATTGGTATTACGAAAAGAACTTACTTGGCTACACGTATAACAGAACACTTAGGGACTGCTTCTCCAACACGACACGAAATCTTGATACCGTTCGCCAGATAAACGAAATGACTGCGGGGACAAGGGTGAAATTTATATCTTACATAGGGGATAAGGTCGTCCAGAGTCGCAGCAGAAACGGGAATAAATACCTCATGGCATTTTGTTCCGACGAAACAGGGACGACTAAGACTATGATTTTTTCAAAAAAGCTAGAGACTTGCAGGGAGTCAAACGGAGCCCTGCCAAAAGAGGGCGACATCGTAATAGTCTCAGGCACGAGGCAAGACGAAGTGGTCTTCGCCGACTCTATAGCCGTCCAGAACACTAAAATATATTCCAAGCTATCTGAATTAAAAAAATGAATCTAAAGCTATTACAATCTAAAACAGCCCTAGTCACAGGGGGAGCTGGCTTCATAGGCAGCAACCTCGTAGACCAATTAGTTAGAATCGGCGTTAATGTAATTTGCGTAGACAATGAATCAGCGGAGCATAATGAAAAGTTCTACTGGAATAACAATGCCAGAAATTACCCAGTAGACATCAATGACCCCCAGTCTCTAAGTTGGATTTTTTCTCACGAAAAACCAAAGACTGTATTCCACCTAGCTGCTGAAGCCAGAATCCAACCTACGGTAAATTCCCCCCAACTAGCTTGCTCCACGAATTTCGTAGGTACATGCAACGTGCTTCAAGCAAGCAGAGAAAACGAAGTTGAAAAAGTCATCTACTCATCCACCTCATCAGCTTACGGAAGAAAAAATACACCCCCGTTAACGGAAGACATGCCAAAAGACTGCCTAAACCCATACTCGGTCTCTAAAACAGCGGGGGAAGAGATTTGCAGGGTGTACAACGATATATATGGCCTTAAGACAATAACTCTTAGGTATTTTAATGTTTACGGCGAGAGGGAACCAACGAAGGGCCTCTATTCGCCGGTGATAGGCTTATTCCAACGCCAACATTCACAAGGTGAGCCACTCACCGTCGTCGGGCGTGGTCTCCAGACACGCGACTTTACTCACGTAAAAGATGTGGTTGAAGCAAACCTACTCAGCGCATCATGCGAAAATAGTGATGCGTTTGGAGAAGTTTTTAATATAGGTTCAGGCACATCTTTTTCCATACTAGACATAGCTAAAAAAATCAGCACCAACATAACTCACATACCCACAAGGCAAGGGGAAGCTCAAGATACGCTTTGCGACAACTCTAAAGCCAAAGCCATCCTTAAGTGGTCTCCCCAGCACAAACTAGAGCAGTACTTGGTTGACTTTAAGCTAAAAAATAGTACGATATAACAATGAACCAGCTACAATTCTACAAGCCCAACCCTAAGTCAACCGGAACTGCCTGTTCTTTTTGGATAAAGTCCGACGAAAAAGATGGAGTTAGTTTTTGGTGTAGCTTAATTAAACAGTATTCTTACGACGCGAAACGAAGACAAGGCTCCTTCGTCGAGAATAAAAAAAACCCTGAGAAAAGGGTTATCATCAAATTTAGCGACGGTGAATACGCTGGAATAATAGACGCCATAGAAAGGAATAGCGAATTCTCAGGTTATCACGGGAGCCAGAATCAAGTAGTGAAGTTCAAGTTTTGCCCCTACATGAAGGGAGGCGAGCAAGTCGGCTTTTCTCTTTCCGTAGCGAAAGAAGATAAAGAGGACTCGACCAACAAGCAGAGCTACATAATTGGGTTTTACTTCAACGAAGCTAAACTGCTTTCTCTATACTTAGAGGCAGCACTTAAACATTCTTTCTCCGCAGAACGTAAGGAAAAATCTTGAGGAAAAAGAAAGTCTTAATCCAAACTGATTTTTCTTTAGTTAAATCTGGTTTTGGTCGCAACGCTAAATCCATTTTAACTTACCTGTACAAAACTGGTAAATATGATTTGGTGAACTACTGCGCTGGTATAGTTGAAAACTACTATGAGCTCCAAAAAACCCCTTGGAAATCCATAGGCTGCATACCTACTGATAAAGAAAAAACCCAACTAATAGAAAGGGACCCTAAACTAAAACACATAACTCCTTATGGCGCATTTAAGCTAGACGAAGTTATCGAGAAAGAAAAGCCCGACGTGTACATCGCTGCACAAGATATCTGGGGAGTAGATTTCGCTGCTCAGCGTAGCTGGTTTGATAAAATAACTTCTGTAATATGGACGACCTTAGATTCGCTTCCAATCCTCCCAGCAGCAATTAAAACAGCTAAAAAATGCGATAATTTTTGGGTATGGAGCAATTTCGCGCAAAAAGAAATGCACAAGATGGGAATCAAGAACGTCAAGACTCTCCACGGAGCTCTTGAGGAGGATGATTTTTTTAAACTAGAAAAAGACAAAAAGAATTCCCTAAGGTTATACAATAATATAGACAAGGATGATTTCGTTATTGGGTTCGTGTTTAGGAACCAATTACGTAAATCAGTGCCTAATCTCATAAAAGGATTCAAGCAGTTCAAATCCGAAAACTCATCATCTAGAGCAAAACTTTTACTTCACACTCACCTAAAAGAAGGGTGGGACATTAGGAATTTGATTGAAGAAAATAACATCAACCCCAAAGATGTATTATTTACTTACATTTGCGAGGATTGCCTAAGCTACGAAGTCAGGTCCTTTATTAATGCAGACTGTGAGTGCAAATCTTGCGGAGCGAAAAACTCACTAGATACGGTAAGCGTAGGGAAGGGAGTGACTGAATGTCAATTAAATGAAATATATAACTTAATGGACACATACTGCCATCCTTTCACCTCGGGAGGGCAAGAAATTCCAATCCAAGAAGCTAAACTCACTGAGCTAATCACCTTAGTCACCAACTATAGCTGCGGAGAAGAAATGTGTGAGCCCGAAGCTCATTCCTTAGCTCTCGAATGGGACGAGTTCAGAGAAATTGGAACGAACTTCAGAAAAGCTAACACTAAACCTGAGTCCATAGCTACGCAGCTAGAGAAAGTTTACAAAATGTCTCCTGAGGCCCGCTCCGAAATTGGAGCAAAAGCCCGCGAGTGGACTATTGAGAACTTTTCGATATCTCGCATAGGCCTAACTCTAGAGTCCTTCATAGATAACTCCCCCCTCATAGACGAAGAAAAATATCCAACACCAGAAAAGAAAGACCCGAATGCTCAAGTCGAGTTTAACCAAGACGGAGCAACATGGGTTAAGAATTTATACCGTGATATCCTCAAGGTTAAAGTGGATGATGATGACCAAGGCTTAATTCATTGGCTCAAGAAACTCAAAGAAGGAATGACTCCTCCAGCGGTGGAGCAATACTTTAGGCAAGTTGCAGCGAAGGAAAACATAAAAGAGCAGGGTCTTAGCCAATTTTTATCCGAAGACGATAAAGGCAAAAGAATACTTTTCGTATTTCCAATAAATCTATCAGAAGCCGTCCTAGCTACTAGCCTACTCGAGAGCGCCAAGAATACTTACCCAGATCACAATATATACATATCTACCGAAAAGCCATTCGCCGATTTCTTTGCTCCTAACGAACTCATTCACAAAATTCTCCCTCCCTACGAAAGGACAGAAGGGTATATCGAGAGGCTCGAAGAAGAAGATTTCGAGGTGGTCTTCGACTTAAATACCGCAAATTACGAACACAATCAAAAAGACCGCCTTTCCCTCGAGGTAAGCCTTTAACATGCATGTATTAGAATCATTTTCTGCCGTGACCGGACTAAGGTTGTCTAAGCCCTTTTTCTACGAAAAGTATTTCCCACTAGATTGCGATCAATACATTACCGTAGACAATACTCGAGAGAATAGCCCTCCTAAGTTCCAGAACTGGCAAGAAACAGTAAACTTTCTCGACGCTCCCTTAGCGAAGAAAGGAATCTCAATCATCCAACTCGGAGATGAGGCTGCCCCCAACCTCAACGGGGCTCTCAGGCTGAACGGGAGGATTAACCTAGGCCAAGCAGCCTACGTACTTAAGAATAGCCTTCTCCACTTATCGACAGACGCGGTTTCCGCTCACATAGCTAACGCTTACAACGCTCAGATAATATGCATGGTAGACTCCCCTAAAAACGCGAGCCATTCCCCGTACTGGCAAGGAAACGCTGAGGTCGAAACTATATTTGAGTCCGAACAACCAGACGAACTTCTTAAGCCTGAACAAATAGCTAGAAAAGTTTTAAGTAAATTAGATATAAAATTTGACCCTAGCGTCGAGACAATTCATATAGGGAAAAAGTTTACCGATGGCCAAGAATTTGTAGAAACCCTTCCTGACCAAGCAGTCAGCATAGAATCCATGAATATAAAGTCCATAATGTTTAGGATGGATTTAATCTTCAACGAAAAACTACTCCGCGAGCAACTTGAGATAGGACCAGTTAATATAGTCACGAACAAGCCAATTGACTTGAAAATCTTAAAACAATACAAAAAAAATATTCCCCAATTGGTTTACGTCGTAGAGGAAAAGGACGACTTTAAGTTCGCTGAAAACGTAAAAAATTTAGGATTAAACCTGTTCTTATTCTCTAGACTCTCGCCTAAGCAATTAAATAAAAAGAAAATAAATTACTTGGACATCGACCTTATATTCTCCGAATCAATCAAAGATAAAGATAAAGAAAAAATCCTTTCCCACGGAATTGAAAACCTTTATTATAAGTCAAATAAATTTACGCTTTCTAACGGAAAAACATTCCCAAGCGAATCAGCATGGAAAAATAATCAGGAGATAGGAGGCAAAGGAGAGGTCGTAAAATTCAAAGACGATCCCCTCATATGGAGAAGCTTGGATAATCTATACATACTTAAGATGCTTGACCAAAAGCCAGAAAAGCCTTAATGTCGACTTATGCCTAAACAAACTGAAGGGACCAAGCCTCCGTCTTTCTCACGAAATGCCTCTGGGTTACTTGTGTCAAGTGATATAAGCTACAAATTTGACGATAACGGATTAGTGGATTGGCGAGGAATGATTGACAAGAAGTGGCTCGTTCCAAACAGAGACAGAACCTCGGAGACGAATGTATCAAAGCTGAGTGATAGCCAGTTAATAATCCTCCTTGGGGGGATAAAGGAGCTAGCTCAAATAAGGGGATACACTGACCTAACTTACGAGGTAACGTCCCCCAGTATAGATTACGTTATAGCTACTTGTAAAATAACTTGGCTTCCAAATTATGAAACAGAAGGTACGCCCGTCACCTTCTCCGCCATCGGAGACGCTTCCATTTCTAACACTTCAGATTTCGCCAGAAACTTCCTAGGAGCCATAGCAGAAAACCGTGCATTCGTGAGGTGCGTAAGGAACTTTTTGAGAATTAACATCGTAGCGCAAGACGAACTAGCTGCTAAGGCTCAAGAGGTCGCGACTCACCAATCTTCTTCGAAAGCTTTCTCAAGCAACCTAAGCGAAAGCGACCCCCACTTTCTTCTCGAGAAAGTAATGTCCGAAAAGGGGGTTGACTTAGACAAGATTAAGAAGGCCTTGCTCAAAGATGGGTACGAAGGGGCTGAAGACATTGGGGAACTAAAAGACATTCCCAAGCCAAAAGTATTTAATTTAATCAGCCGAATTCAAGCTATCAACTAAGCCATCTTACTGGGAAACACGGAGGTTATCGCGTCGATGACCTCCCTTTTTTCGTTACATTTTAAGTAGTCTTCCATAATTCTAAAAATTTCCTGATTCTTACCCTTGACAATTGAGTTACCCCCAAAGTTGTATTTGTCCTCAAGATGCAAGTGGAAAGACACGACATTTTTCGGCAAGCTTATTTTTAGGGGAAGATTGAAGTCGTCACTTTCGTGTCTCCACCAGCCCACGTTATGAGTTTGGTTAAATATATCGACACTATACTTCTCCGCTATGTAGTCCATTCCCTGCTGTTCGTAAAACCTTGAGTCTGTAAGGTATATTCTACGCCAATGTCTAGGAAATGTTTTATCGGAACAAAAAACATAACCAGCATTAAAAAATCCATTTCCAAAACTCTGGAAAAACCTAGACGGAGGAGAGTAATGAGGGGAAAGGACGATATCCGCATTGGAATTAACTCTTAATTTTTCACACAGCACGATATCCGCGTCTAAGAAGAAAGTATTATCATGCTTTTTTAAAGCTAAGGACATAGCGTCCATCTTCTTGAAGATATATTCCTGCCTATGAAAAGTATTTAAATTCTTAAACCTTTCCTTGAAAAATCTTTTCATTATCCTTTTTTTAGATTTTTCATTTATATCCACCTTTATATGTAAGTCTGGTATGCCCGAAGGCAGGAGGAAGTCCTTAGTCTCTTGGTCGGCTATAACATAAATAGGCTGTTCGTGAAGTAACCTAATAGTCCTTAAAGTAACAAGCCCCTCCCTCTTAACCTCCCCACTAACCACTAAACAAAAAGACTCAATATTTTTTTCCTCCTTAGGAGAGCAGTCTCCAGATGAGTTTATTAAGGATTGAGTCAAATGGTATAACCTCTCACGTTCCTTTCCCAACTTATCAATCTTTTCTTTATTTTTTCCCGCTAAAATATTTTGGAGCTTTGTGAGGTCTTGTGATTGGAATTCATTCAAGAGAGAAGGCAGTCCCTCTACCATATCCAAGTTAGGAATTTCTAAGATTTGTGACGAATTACGCTTACGCCCTGAAGCGACCAGTCCTAGAAAACCACCTCCTTTCAGCCTTAAAAGAAAGTCGAACTTCATCTATTCTTTCCAAGAATCCCAAAATTTAGTATTTTGCGAAGCTTCTTTTTGCGAATACCTCGGGAATCTTTCGACAACCCCTTTTCTTGTTCCAGCCAACTTAATATTTGCATTCGTTGGGATTTTACCTGCCCAAGCAGCTACTTTAACTATTAGTACGTTATTCTTTATTTCTGCACCGAACGCACACGGAGTATCGCATACCATACTTACCACCCTCAATGAGGCTGGCTCGCACACATCTAAGTAAAACGGGTCAATCTTCACCTTAGTTTCTTCCCCTCTTATTTCTAAGGAAATTATATCTTCAAATATCGCCTCTGGCATTTCAGTACAATAAAGGCCTAGGTGATCTCTCGTTAGAGAAGACTTGACCATAGCGTATTTCGCTCCGGGGGAGCCTTGCGGGCCTCGTGGGCCAAGTATACTATTACCTTGTGGACCAAGTATACCTCGCGGTCCCATTGGGCCAAGTACGCCTCGCGGTCCCATTGGGCCAAGTACGCCTCGCGGGCCAATTGGTCCAACGGGGCCAGTGGGGCCAATGTCCCCCTTCGCTCCTTTCGGGCCTAGGAGACCAAAGATATCATCGTGGCAAATTACTGCCGAACCGCTCGCGTTATCTAAGAAATCAGAACTAGCCCCTGCCACCTCCCACTTATCTTCGCTACTTTCGTAGCTTAAGCTTCCGCTAGTTTTGTACCCGTTAGAAGAACGTAAGTAAACTGTCTCGGACCCCCAGCAAGCGGTACTTAAGTCAATTCCCGGTATTTCTATAGTACTCCCGTTAACGGTAATCGACACCGTTTCGCACGTAGGGCATCCCGTCGGGCCTGTTGGGCCTATTGGGCCTGTTGGACCTATTGGACCTGTTGGGCCTATTGGACCTGTTGGGCCTATTGGACCCATCTCACCAATGACATCATCGTGGCAAATTACCGCCGTACCGTTTGCGTTAGCTATGAGGTCATCCCAGTCACCACCACTCCCCGTAACCTCCCACTTATCTTCGCTACTTTCGTAGCTTAAGCTTCCGCTAGCTTTATATCCGTTAGAACGTAAGTAAACTGTCGCGGACCCCCAGCAAGCGGTACTTAAGTCAAGGGTAGCTATCTCTATAGTACTCCCGTTAACGGTAATCGACACCGTTTCGCATGTAGGGCATCCCGTTGGACCTATTGGACCTATTGGACCTATTGGACCTATTGGACCTATTGGACCTATTGGACCTATTGGACCTGTTGGTCCTACTGGCCCTATCTCACCAATGACATCATCGTGGCAAATTACCGCCGTACCGTTTGCGTTAGCTATGAGGTCATCCCAGTCACCACCACTCCCCGTAACCTCCCACTTATCTTCGCTACTTTCGTAGCTTAAGCTTCCGCTAGCTTTATATCCGTTAGAACGTAAGTAAACTGTCGCGGACCCCCAGCAAGCGGTACTTAAGTCAAGGGTAGCTATCTCTATAGTACTCCCGTTAACGGTAATCGACACCGTTTCGCATGTAGGGCATCCCGTTGGACCTAATGGACCTACTGGGCCAGTAGGACCAAGTGCGCCTTCATCTCCAGTATCACCTTTATCACCTTTAGCTCCAACGGAGCCAGTAGGACCAAGGGGGCCAAGAGGACCAGTGGGGCCTCCGCTAGGCCCAATAGGGCCAAGAGGACCAAGAGGACCAAGAGGACCAGTGGGGCCAAGAGTACCAGTAGGGCCAAGAGTACCAGTAGGGCCAAGAGGACCAGTAGGGCCAAGAATGCCTTGAATACCTTGATCACCTTTAGCTCCAGTGGGACCAAGAGTACCAGTAGGGCCAAGAACGCCAGTAGGACCAAGAGGACCAGTAGGACCAACAGGACCTCCGCTAGCCCCAACAGGACCAACAGGACCAGTGGGACCAAGAGTACCAGTAGGGCCAAGAGGACCAGTAGGGCCAAGAATGCCTTGAATACCTTGATCACCTTTAGCTCCAGTGGGACCAAGAGTACCAGTAGGGCCAAGAACGCCAGTAGGACCAAGAGGAC